CTGTTAATATAGATTATTCAAATCCATATCTATATGAGCACCTAACTCTTATTGTTGATGAGTTTGAAAAAGGAGCGCTGGCTTCTGGCTCTCGGGTTGGCATGGTTGTAACCGCTCAATCTCCTTTAGCAGGCATGGATACTATGCTGGCTAGTGCTGACAAAGCATTGATGATGAGAGACGCTCCGGTAAATCAACAAACCAATACTTCTTCTAATGAAGATGCTGATTTACAAGTCACTCCCTTCGATATAATCAAAGGGGAGCCAGACGAAAACGGCATCCCAAGTGTGTCTGCACAAGGCGGGATTGAATACGACAAGGATTTATTGGAAATATTTGGGGACGAAGAAAATCCAGTACGCAAATACCTAGAAGAATGCTTTGATTGTGACTTTAGACTACAGTTTAATTGGCAACTTAAGCCCATCGATTTGCTTGGACCCATAGGAGATCTTGTCGGGCAGATTAACGCGGCTTTGGATTTTCTGCAAAAACACTTAGATCCTTTTCATAACATGCTTGATCTTTGTAATCTACTTAATGGCCTGAACTTTATGTGCTTGTCTGATTGGATTGCAATTTTGATGTCACTAAAGTTGTTACTCTCAAGTTATTTGAAGTTTAGTATTGATATTAAGTTAGATTGGACTGTTATTCTTGGGCCTTTACTTAAGGTTATCCTGGATGCAATCGCTCAATTAGTACAACAAATTGGTAATATTATTATTGGACCAATTGAATGCGCTTACGGTGCTATTGCGTCTGTTGTTGCCCTCCAGAACCAGGTAGAGGATACTGTTGGCGCTGCTAAGGCCGTGGGTCAGCGAGTGAGTGAGCGCGCTCAAGAAATTCGATCTGGGGACCTGCTTGGTGGTGTGGATACTAATATCATAGAAAGAGAGCTTGAGTGGGAAAACGCTCGGCTCAGAACCAAAGACTCAAAAAGAGGGGACGACGCAGCGAAAGACGAAGAAGAAAAGACCAAGTTCCCTGTTGGCTTCAGGATGTTTGAAAACAAACGACTTCCTGACTCGATAAACGATCCTTTATTTAATGAATTAACGGGGATAGAAAAGCTGGCGCTTACGGTCAAGGAAGCCCGAGATCATGTAAAAGAGTTAATCGCAATGATATTAACTGCGATTAATAGTATGAATGGGCTTGTTGCTGGAGCGTTACAATTACAGATTAAAAACCTTGGCTTGCTATTGCTGATTGCTGATATGATCAGTCTTGTTATGATGATTATTTCAATGATTAAAGAAAATATGAATCGTGAAGACTGGTGCGAATACTTGGCAAGTCATCCCGAACTATGGGAAAATCAGTTGCAAATCAAGTTTGGTAGAGAAATGGCTGCTGCCGAAAACAGTAAGAGTACTATAGCGCAGGAACTTTCTCAAGAAATCAACAAGTGTCTCAATCAACGATCTCCAGAGCAGAACAGTTTGATTCAGCAATGGATTGATGAGATGAAACAGAGCGGATTGGTATAATGTCGTTTTTGCGTAAAAAGTTATTACAACATGTGCTAGATAAAATCGATAGTCGCGATCAAGTAGATGCGGCTAACCTACGCGATGCAAAACGGAAGATGCAGCAAACGGCGCCAGTCAAGAAGGTATCAGATAGAGCACTTTCTTATGTGCATCGTCATCGCGGACAGTGGCATGCTGGAGAGTATGATTTTGATGAAATTCAAATTGCTCAAGATACAGACTCTTATATGTTTAGGGCAATCCAAAAGAAGGTGAATCGCGTTGTTACCGCTGGGTTTGAATTTGTTGGAGAAGAGGAAGAGCCTGTTGATTATGTTCAGAATAGGTTACGTCAGATAGCGCATGCTACACAACGACCGTTGGAGTTGTTGATATACGATACATTTGCAGATTTGTTTCGTTATAGTAACTGTATGTGGGTTAAGGTTAGAGATAACAAGAAGTCTGCCGGACAGGTGCGGCGCTCTATAACTGGTAAGGAACTAGAGCCTGTTGCTGGATATTTTATTTTACCATTCGAAACACTTCAGTTTAAGAATAAGCGCAATGGCGAAATCAAAAAGGTTATGCAAAAATTACCTGGTGGAGATACAAAAGAGTTTGCTCCAACAGATATAATTCATTTCTATACAAATCGTAAGCCGGGCTTCGGTGTCGGTACTCCAGAATTATTGCCTGCTTTGGATGACATTGCTTTACTTCGACGAATAGAGGAAAACGTAGAAGATCTCATCGAGACAAATCTTTTTCCTTTGTTCCATTATAAGGTTGGTTCAGATCAGTATCCCGAACGGTATACGCCTGACGGCACAAAAGAAACAGATATCGTTAAGCAAACAATTTCTTATATGCCCGCTGGAGCTATCTACGTTTCTGATCATCGACATGAAATTGAGGCGATTGGATCCGAGGGTCGTGCCTTACGTCTAGATTTTTATATTAATTACTTTAAGAATCGTGCATTGTCTGCCCTTGGTGTATCTCCTGTAGATATGGGCGAAGGTGCAGGGGCCAATCGAAGTACTGCCTCTACTATGTCTAAGGCCTTGATGGTTGATGTTGAGGCCATGACTGTTATTTTTAAGCATTTCTTTGAATTCTATATTATTGAAGAGTTATTGCTAGAGGGCGGGTTTGATCCGCTAGAACAAAGCAACAGGGTTCGTATTAAGTTTGGTGTTATTGATAAAGAAGAACGCAGAGCTGACGAGAACCAACAGATACAATTATTTGATAATAACCTACAAACAATCGACGAGGTTCGTCAGGCCCTTGGCTCTAGGCCGTGGACTCCAGAACATACAGAAAGATCTCACTATAAGATGTATCAAGAGCCTCTTGCGTTACTCACCGGGCTAGGGCCTGGTACTGCTGCCGGCGAAGTATTGGCACAACACGAATCTTCGAATATAGAACCAGCAGCTATAGCAAAAGAAAAAACTTTTGCTGAGAAACAAGTCAAGGCGCAGGCCAAGACACAGCAAAATGGTTCTCAAACGAAGTCGAATGGTACTTCTGCCAACAAGGCAAAACCCGCCAATCAGCACGGGACTAGATCTTCTACCAAAACGAATCGAGATTTATGCGTGCTCGATATAGAAACACCTACTGGTGATGTGTGTATAATTACTTGCGATTCAGAGGTATCTCCTGCTACCATCGATGAATGGAGAGAACTTGTATATCAACGGTATAATGAGTTAAAAGACTTGGGTGTTGACTTTGTAACATTAGCCAATAGCTTAAGTTGGAGACTTTTAGGAATAGAAAATGATTAAGTTAAATGATTTTTTCCAGGTACAACCTGATAAGAAGTATACTAATTTAAAGAAGAATGATCGAATTCGGTTAATGGATAGCTGGTTAAATCCGGCGCAGGCGAGTAATCGAGGACTCGTGATTGACTTAACGCTTAGCTCGTCTGCTCGTCGCATTAACAACAGAATCTATACTCCTAAAGGGCAGCAAGATGGGATTGATTCTTGGTTAGAACCATATCCAAAACCCATACTCCTACACCACGATACTAAATCAGATCCTCTTGGAAGGTTTGTTAAGGTCGATTGGGAGTCTTGTGACGACGAAGCCCTAAACTTTTTTGGTGATATACGTAGCTTTATGGAGTTCAAAACTGCCGTAGACAGTGACGACCCTCAGAAAATTTATAAAGCTATGCGTAAGCATAATTTACTTACCAATCAGAAGTGGCCAGGCCTTGGTCGTTTAGTTGCTAGCGTGCGTGTTACGGACGAAGCAGCAATAGAAAAGTTTTTAGATAAGCGTTATCTAACACTGTCTGCTGGTACCTACACAGATCGCTACGCTTGTGGTATCTGTGGCACTGACTGGGCCAGCGGCGAAAAGTGTGAACACATTCCTGGTCGAATTACCGATGATGGTGATTTGGCTGTTTTTATTACGGGTGTTTTTTCCGGTAGTGAAGCCTCTATCGTCAACATGCCAGCGAACAACGCAAGCGTGGTGCGCTCTATGGCGTTTGACGAAGGCCATAATTACCAGCTCCCTAAAGATGCATACACAATAGATGAAACATCTATTTACCTAACTGACAGTTTATTTTCCATAGGAGAACAAATGCCAACAGAACAGAAGTCTGTCCAAGAAGAGACAGAGCAAACATCTGCACAGCGTTTGCAAGATATGGATGCACGCGAAGTTGTAGGTGGCATACTAGACGAGACATTAGACAAGGAGTTGTCTGATGCCCTAGAAGGGTTGTCTCATCTAGAGATTACATGGATTATTCGCATACACGACTCTTTACATTATAATGTTGATTATGACGTAAAGTACGATTCGGATCGTGTGGCCAAACATCCTGCTGCCATCTTTGATCTTCATGCACGTATCCACAATCTTGCTGACGAAAAGCAGTTTAGAGACTCTTTAATTAATGGGGAACTTGATAGCTATACTGCCAAAGGCGAATATAGCGAAGACGGACCTTATATGGTTAAGGTCGAACAGACCGATGCGTTTGCCAAACTAACCGCAGCTATTAATGACTTACAGACGCGCTGGTTAGCAACGATTGAGGAAGAGCCCAAAGAAGAGGCAACGCCAGCCGCAACAGATAGTAATACAACAAAAGAAGTAACTGAAAAGGAAGAGCCTGCACAAACAGACGATTCCGATGAAGGAGTTGAGTCTGAAGAAGAAGTTTCTCCAGATAACACGCAACAAATAGTTAATGAGATTCGCAAAGATTATGCAAAGGCTCTAACTCAGATACAGGATCTACAACAAAAAGTGGTTTCTTTAGAAGAAAAACTTGCAGAACTTGACACAACTCATGATACTATTCAAAATGAAGATCAGGAAGAAGCAACAGAAGTTGCGGCCGATGAATCACAGCAAGAGGACTTGACTGTTGATGACCCATCGGTAGATAGCTCCCAACCGGAAGCTAACAACAAACAACTTAATGATTTTGAACAGCGAATTATTGAAAGGTATAAGGCGATAGTAATCGAACACGGCCAGAAGATGGGAGACAGTTATCTCCATCGACAAATAGTGAAGCGAAGACTACCACGCTCTTTCGATATTTCTAAGGTAATAACAAACATTCGGGAGAATGAATAATGACAGCAACTCGTTATAGTGCACGGCATAATGTCCGCACTGACTTGTGGGACAGTATTACTCCTAATAATGTTGTTCAGCGAGACGTTTCGGCGCCTCATGGTGAATGGAAGCCGGCCCCCTGGCTGCCTACTGTTTTCACCAAGTCTAATGTAGGTGCTGGTACTGATGCTTTCGTGATTTCTAGTGGTAAGGTTATCGCTATGGATCGCCAGGGCTATATTGTGCCGGCTGGCCTTCGTGCTGCATTTGCTAAGACTGCTGCAACAACCGTTCTGACTTATACGTCGACAGATTATGATTGGGGTGTTGTGGATCTCACAACTGGTGCTCGTTATGGAACTAACGGCACAACAACTTACAACGCTGGTCAGGTGGCCTTAGCTCTATTAGAACGTGGTCTCGTACCTTACGATTCTTTTACGGGTCATGCTGCTTTTGACTTTGCTCTTGGTACACTTAGTGACGCACAGATTATTGAAATCATCCAAGCTTTTGTTAAGCCTGCTATTGGCGTAGCTGCTTATGATGTTTTGGTGTGGGCTGGTTTGCCAGAGGATGGCGATCAGTGGTATCACAACTATACAAAACAACACCAGATTCAGTTCCTTACAGAACTGCAAATGAAGGTTCCTCATCGCGTGGCAAATAGCACGAGTGCGGATAGCTTTGATGTCTCCGACATTGATGCTGGCGTATTAAAGGTTGCTGCTGTTATTGGTGATGGCGATTTCCCTATTGCTGGTGAAGTATGGACTGCTGCGGCACTAACTTCTTTGAGTCGTTATAGTATCGCTGCTACTGACACTGTCGTAGCATGGGGTCTAGCAAATCGTCCTGTGGCAACAAATGTAACTGGTCGTACAGCGATTAGTTGTGACGTGACTGGTGTTTTGACTAACGAAAAGACTTCTATTGCTGGTATCTCAAGCGAAGGCGACTGGTACCTTGATGCAGAAGTTGGTTTGATTTTCACACATTCGTCTACGTACGCCACCCTTGTGGCTGCCAACAGCGACCCAACTTTCAGTTACTACTACTATGACGACGCCAATACGGGCACCACCACAGAGCGGTATATCTTCTTTGATGGTGAGGGCACTCCTGGCGACGACATTTCTTATGATGAGAAGTCTAACTTCGTAGTTATGGCCTCGACAGGTGACGCACTTGGCGGCAGTAATACCCGTTCCCTCGGTCGTATTCACCGTATTCAAGTTGAGCCGCGCGGTTATCTCGATAAAGTCAAGACTGCTTTCAACCTTTCCAACATGGATGCGAAAGGCAAGACTGCTGGTTCCGCTACAAGCGGTTACTCAAGTCTAATTCATCTTGCTGCTGATATAGAAGATGTTGCCGACCGCGTTGTTGTTGTAACAATTCGCGTATAACAGTGAGGTACTAATGAAGCTCAAGCTAAAAGATGGCAATGAAATTGCCCTGCCTAGCGGCAAGAAAGAAGCTGTTCGCTATATAGCCGACCTGTTCCGCAATCAAGGTAAAGACGAAGATAACGACGTTAGTGTAGACTGGCAGGATATCGCTCAGGTAATGAGCCCTCGGAATAAGGATGCTGTATCAGCCTCCGAAATCCGTCCCCTGCTTTCGTCCGCTATTCAGACTATAATTCGTGAGCCCATTGAGCCTTTGATGATTATCACTGGTCTGTACAATCGTGTGCAAGCCAAGGGTCTTCATACAGAGGTCGTGAGTGGTGCTATTGGTGCCGTAACCGCTGATGATGTGTCCGAGCATGGTACATATCCAGAAGTGATGTTCGATATCGGTGGTGGAACTCAGGTTGCTTACGTAGGTAAAAGTGGTATTGCGTGCTCGTTTACGGACGAAGCTCTGCGTTACAGCACTTGGGACATCATGTCCTTGAACCTACGAGCAATGGGTAAAGCCCTAACGCGGCACAAGGAACAAAAATCGGTCGCTTTCCTTCGCACACTAGGTACAGAACTCTATAACAACGCATCTCCTACTACGTCTCTATTTGGCGTGTGTACGGGTCGCGGGTTAGACATGACTGCAAACGGGTCTCTAAATATTGATGACTTGTTTAAGGCCATGGCGCACATGTATGAGGAAGGCTTCGCGCCAGACGTTCTACTTGTGAACCCGTTGTTCTTCTATCAATTCCTACAAGATCCAATCATGCGCAACATGATGTTAGCACATGGTGGTGGCGACTACTTTAACAAGTGGTCTGGTAATCCTGGTCCCACAGATCCTTGGTCTAATGGCGCAATGGGTGCGCGGGGTCCGAGTATGGGTAATGCACTTACTCCTCCCGCAGCAGCTTCTGGCGAAACTGCTACTGGTATTACTGGTCGTGAGCATGGGATGACAAGTGCGTTCTCCGTACCTGGTTATTTCCCGTGGCCATTCCGGGTTCTTGTTTCTCCGTTTGTTCCGTTTGACGCAACCTCACAGCTTGGCGATATCTATCTGCTTAGCTCTGGTAACGTTGGTTTCTATCTTGTTGATGAAGACCCTGTTCAGACAGAATGGCGTGACGAAAATGTTGATGTTGTAAAACTCAAGATTAAGGAACGTTATGGTTTCGCCGTGGCCCACGAAGGTCAAGGTGTTGGCGTGATGAAGAACGTGAAGCTTACCCGTAATTACTGGGATGGTACTGTAAGAGCTATGACTATGGATGTTGATGCCGAGATTAGTTCTACTGCAACCGTACTGTAATGTAGCAATTTAGTAGGTTGAAACAAAGGGTGGCGAAAGCCACCCTTTTCTGTTTCTGTATAATGTTTACATAAAACTTATGACAAATACGTATTCATGATAGAATGAAAAGGAGTTAATCATGAGCGACTGGTTTAAATCACGGCAAGAAATTGGGGTTGCCCCGATAAACATTAAAGATCCACGAGAAGAGATGCGTCAGGTTGAGTTTACTTTAGAAACCGATGACGATGACGAACCCACAGAAGAAATTGTGAGAGACGATGACGATTCCTAGTGTTGTTGTAACCTATCCTGCAGATGCAGATACTGGTATTCCGATTGGGATTACGCTTAAGGTTTATTTTGATCGTGGGGTGGATCTGGAAACGGTTAAGAACGGTATTGTTTTATATGGCGCAGATTCTGACAGAAGTTCGGGCCCTGATTCGGCGTTATGGGCCGACCGAGATACGGGTGAAAATCCGTGGTACTTGCGTTCTCCTGGGTTTAAGGGATTGGTGCCATTAAATTATGAGCTGGCATACTATACTCTTGGTACTACAACAGAAGTAGATCCCGGAACAATTACTTCTGAAGCAGATGAAGTTGCCGCAAGCGTTGGCCATGTTGTTAAGGTTACGCCACGAATAGGTCAGCTTGGTGCAAGTCTATTACATAATTTCGTGGTACTTGGTGACCCAACTTCTCTTTCGAATGGCATTAGTAAACGAACGGTATTTGATGTTGAAGCAGGAGTTGGCAACACAGGCACTACCGGAGATCTTGTTATATTTGGTACTTGGACAGGCACTGTTGATGACAAAATTTATGTCAAGATCACTACAGCTGGTGACATTGGTACAGCTAAGTATAAGTGGTGGTATGATTCGCTTGGTGAAGCTTCTGCTGTTACGGGGAGAAAGACCAATCGAAAATATCGAACATTAGACGATGGACTACAGATACGTTTTACTGGCTCTGGGTTTGTTGTGGATGATTCATATAGTTTCAATCTGGAGCCGAAAGAGTTTTTAGCAGCAAATTATAGTGTTTCTTTTACTACAAACGATGGCTCTTATTCGACTGCGCCAGATTCTCCGAGTACGCCAGCGTCCAGTTCTCCGCCTGCTTCTGTATTGCCAACAAACGCAGAAGATCCTTTTGATGTTTCTTACATGGTACCTACAGATGGCTCATATAATGTATCTAAAAACATTAGAGAAATTGTGGTTGTTTTTAACCAAGATGTTGATGCCTCGACTATTACGGACACCACAGTAAAATTGTGGAATTATCCTATCTCTGGTCACTATGAGGATACCTATGAACCATATGAGTTAGAGAAAACGCTAAGCCTTAATGGCGATACATTAACAATTACTTTCTAGGAGCTTAGGCAATGACGGTATATGGGAGAGACGCAGTTGTAAGCGGGCAACAAGTGTTGTTGAGGACTGTGGTGACGGATGCTTCTGGAGCGTTAATAGATTGTGATAGCGTTCCTGATGTTTATATCTATGACGAAAGCGTATCTACAGATGACATCGAAGATGATATTGGGACCTGGGCCTTAGCATTAGTTGGTCCTCTTACGCCTACAAGGCTGAGTACGGGATACTACACCTATACGTACACGGTTCCCGCCAGTTCTACTGCTGGTGCTTGGCATGATGTTTGGATTGGTCAAGTAGATGGTGGAGACAACTATGAAGTGTTGTTGTTTGATGTAACTGCAGAAGTTACCATTGCAATACAATCGATTCAAGACAACACGATGATTATCGTTCAACTAAGTGGTGATATAACCAATGACGATGGGGACGAAACGTTAACAGCTCAGAAGCTTTATTATAGTGTTACTTATAATCCTATGTATGCTTCTCCAGATTTGGTGCGTTTAGAAGTTGGTCGTTGGCTTGATTATATTCCTGACGATACATTAGCTTTGATGATACATTGGGCCAGTAAGGAAGCTGATTTTATTCAAGGTGTTAGCCCTGAGGGGTGGAGTAATTTACGTCTGGCTCGTACTAAGTTTGTTGTGTTTGATGCTGCCCTCCGAGCCCTCAATATTCCTGGGGCTGGGAACGAGGCTGGGTTCTCCTCTGGTCGTAAAAAATCGTTAGGCGATTTATCCATACAGGACGGAAGCCCACGAACTACGGTTCCCAAGGAAATCCTTTTATGGGTTCAAGAACAACGTACCGCCTGGTGGCGCGTAGTTAACGCTGGAGGGAACATTGTGCCAGGGCAGGGACTAGATCCTACCTTTGCGGTAAAAGGCGAATACGACCCAGACAGACGAGTTCGTGGCCGCTTATGGCAAGACCCGGAAGAGTTCAATTACGCCCAACCTACTGTTAATAGAAGGGCGCGTAATGCTGGCCAAAGACGTGGTCGCTGGGGGTTTTATGATAGACGGAGGAACCGCTAATGGTTAGCCGTCCGAATCTTTTTGTAAGTACACGCACTTCTTTGCGACCCGGCAGTACTCAATCGTCACTGAGAACTGAAATTGATTTGCGAGATGAGTTTGATAAATTTGTTTTTGGCGACGATCAGAATATGCGCCACGGGTATTTGGTTTTGTTACGCAGAATGAGAAGAGACTCGGTAGGCAACCCAACATACTGTACTTGTGCAGAAGATGCTCCAGCAAGAGAGGGCAACCCAGATTGCTCCTACTGCCTAGGCGAAGGCTATTTGTGGGACGAGGAGTGGGCTATGTGCACCAGCGCTTATGTTGGTCCAGACGGCGGATTAACTAGGCGTAATATAACTATGATGCCTGGTGAAATTCGTGTAGATTATAAGTTGTTTTACTTTCGCTATGATTCCAATATCAAATATCAGGATAAAATAGTAGAAGTAAAACTTGATGTCGACGGTACGCCTGCGCTACCATATGTGAGAGAGAGTATTTATACTCCAGAAACAGTTGCAAAGATGCGTTCTGATTATGGACGCATTGAATATTTTGCAATTTACTGTCGAGAAAAAGACGCCTTAAGAATGGATAACCCTGAATAATGAGTAGTGAAGAGTCGCAACTGACTGAACAGATTAGTTCAGAATTACTGCTTGAGAACGAATACAATACTGTTGTTATCGTTGATGGTGGTGGTGCGTCTCAAACATACGAACTTGAAACATCATTAACAAATCCGTTTGATTTTGATTTGTCTCGACTTGCTCCTGGAAACCAAGCAGCAACATTAGAGCGCTTTATTGATTTGGCGACTCTTGTTATAGCAGATGGTCAGCAACGAGCTGGCATAGCCGAGGAAGATCGAGTTGTTTTGGTTGAGGATTACCCTGGTGAACAAACGCAACGTTTTGGTCACGAGGTTATTACCTGGCGCATTAAGAGTCGTAAGCCAGCCAATATGAGTGCAAAGGGCACCAGTAGGCCACAACGCACGGCCGCTTATTCGCACCAAGGGATGGATCCTAAATATCCAAACAAGTCTATCGTAGTCATGGCTCGGCCAATTGACCACCTAGTTGAGTTTTCTTGTTGGTCAAAAAACGCTGGCAAAGCAAACAGTCGAGCACTATGGCTAGAAAGACTTTTGATTTCTTATTCTTGGGCTTTTACATCGCAGGGTGTAGATAGATTTTTTTGGAAAGAACGCGGGATTGATACATACACCATAACCAATGGTCAACACCTATATCAACGACCGCTTACTTTTTTTGTTAGACTTTTTGAATTTAATATACTTGCCTATCCGATCGTCAGACAGATAACGTATGAGGTCGGACAAACACTTAGTTAGGAGGTTTTTAATGCCTTATACCAATATACCGAGAGTTACGGGCACATATCTTGATGGCGCTTTTAGGATTCCTAGAGCTTCAGATCAAGATGAAGTGCTTATTGTAGCTCCAGCAACTGGTGGGCGCTCCAACGAGAAGTATGCTGTTACCAACATTGCGACTGCTGAAGTCGAATTTGGTCGTACTACTTCCATGATGCGTGCTGCGCATGAGCTGGTAAAGCAAGGCGCAAACAACATTTCTGTTATTCGCAGTGGCGGACAGCAGGGTGTTATTGTTTTCGCTGACTCTACCAGTGGTTCGCTTACTATTACCCCAGAGGATCGTGACGACACTGTTCTTGACAGCTATGCCCTTATAGTTGAAAACGACGGAAGCGAAAATCGCTACCTCGTTTATGACATTACCAATGAGTCGTGGATTTTTGATAGCGATGAGGTGCTGGTTGCAGACGAAGGAATTATTGAAATTACTGATAGTTCTTTTCAGATTTGTGATACCGCTAGTGCTACAGGCGGAAACGATCGGTCGGACCTAACAAGTCTAACCAGTCTTACTGATGTGGCTACTACAGAATTTAGCACAACACTCTCTTCAATTACGCGTACTGCCGGAACCGATGGCACAACCCCAAGTCTCGTAGAGCGCTATGCCGCTTACGATGTAACCTATCACTATCTAGATTTCCGTGATGGTCAATATATTTTGCCTGTTGATTGTTATGTAGATGATGAAAATGTTGCTGACGACCTAGTTGCTGCAACGTATGGTTATTTTTGGAAGGGGCTACCCTCTGCTGGTGGAACCTGTGACAAACTTGGTTATCTCTGGCGCTATATCTACAAAGGAAAACTCTATGTTTACTTTACTGATACAGCCGATTACTTCTCTGTTTCTCGTGTAGCTGCTTCTGCAACAGTTGCGACTGACTTAGTTATCACTGCTTTAAAGGCGGGTAAGGGCGGCAACGCTTGTTCCGTCTCTGCCAGTGCTAGCGGTACGGCTTACACAACTGTAACGGTTTTGCCGAATACCAACTGCGGCCTAACAATCACAGTTAGTTATGGTACCGGTGCAACTACTGCTGATGTTGCAAGCGCAATCAACGCTGAACTTCTCTCTGAAGGTTACAGTACTCTATTAAGTGCTGCTGGAGACGTTACGGTGATGGTCGCTGTGTCGGCAACAAGTCTTACTGGTGGTCTTGGTGGTCATGTACTGACTCACGAAGACTTAACTGGTGATACTATTCCTGCTGCTGTTTCAACTAAATTTGCTGCGGGTGCTGATGCAGAATTGCGTGAATGTAACTTTGCTCATCAATTGGCTTCTTTCTGTTATTTAGCTTCTACAACTTGGTCTGCCATTCAGGGTGCTATTTCTTTCAAGGGACCTTCGGCTCTGTCTCGTTCTGCTGTTTCTGATTGGGTTGGTACTCTACCAACTTATTCTGATACAGGTGTTTATGAGTATGTAGATGCCCCTGCTGATAACGGTAGTGGTATCTTGGGCAATAAATTCCTTGCCGGTTTTTCCAAGACAAGCGATGGCTATCGTAACCACTTAGTAACTGATGGTAATTCTACAGACAGTTATGCTTATGGTGGGTTGATTCTGACGGAAGGTGCAAGCCTGCCGAATGGTTCTAGCTGGCCGTATGGCATCAATAGTGATGACGAAGCAACTGATAGTGGTGGCAAGCCTATTGATATAGGTAAGCATATCTATGTAAGCTACGACTGGCCTATTCAAACGAATGGGTATAATAGTGGTTCTACCTATCGTGGTGATATGGCTGCTATGTTTGTTGGGATTTTGATTGGTCTTGATGACAACGTCGATCCTATTGGACAACATGGTGTGGCTCGGGGAGTTCAGTCTCCTCCAAGAATCCACAGTACACAACTTGATTCTTTGGCCAAGATACGGATTATCGGTTTACGCAGAGAACAAGATGTTGGTTGGGTTGTTGTCACTGGTCGTACTGCTGCGCATCCCGATAGCGATTACACAAGAAGTTCAACAATGCGTTGTGTTAATCGACACCTAACTGGTATCAGACGTATTGCTCGCCCATACATTGGTAAGGACTTTAGTTCGCAACGGTTAATCTCTTTGCAAGCCGCAATAGATGGTTACCTACAGCAACAAAAAGCAGAAGGTTACAACCAGGGCGCACTTGCTCGTATGGAATATACACAGCAAGACAAAATCATGGGTCGTTTAACTATTAAATTACGCATGGTTCCACCGTTCTCTATCGAAGTAATTGATGTGCAAACATCGCTTACTGCCGATGAGACAGAACTATAAACGATAAGGGGAGCTTAATTCCATGTCTACTTCTTCACTTGAAATGACCAGGCAATTCACCAGCTTCTCTGGAGTAGACATACGTGTAGTCGTGGAGGGTGAGCCCATTGGGGCCCTCCAGGCTATTTCGTATGCGGTGCAAAGAGAAAAGGCTCCCATCTATGTTATGGGTAGGCCAGATCCTCTTTCTTTCTCTCGGGGTAAGCGTGGTATTGCCGGTACTATTATTTCACTCATGTTAGATCAGCATATGATGCTAACAGATCCTATGCGTAGTATGCAGTTCGTTGCCGACAAGGACGAAGTGTATGCCAGCCCATCGGATTTAAACTCTGCTACAGATACATCTGATCTTGAAGGTACTGAATATGCTTTTGATGCTGGTGATTTGAGTGGTAATTTCCAGGTAACCAATCCTTGGTATGTCGATCAGATTCCGCCATTTGATGTCGTGATTGTGGCTGCCAATGAGTATGGTAAGGCCGCAACAATGCGTATCTACGGTGTTGAGATTCTGAACGAAGGTTCTGGTTTCTCTGTGGATGACATTGTTATTGAAAACCAAATGACGTATGTTTGTCGTACAATTTTGCCTTGGCAAAAGCTTGGTGAATGGAATATTACTACTGCAGCTGGTGCGAGTTCTAGCTCTTCGTTTGTACGAAGCGAAGATATCTATTCGTAATCTAAGCCGTGTGCTATACTAAAGGCCAGGGCAACCTGGCCTTTATCTTATGGAGTTTGTAAATGCCACAAACAGGTACCTCGTTGTATAAACATCAGTATTCTTATA